TTAGGAGTTACAATTTCAAATAAAAGACTAAGATGTTGGTTTTCTTTTAAGAACTCCACTACTTTTGGATACTTTTCGACTAGCAATTCAAAATCTTTCGAATTCTCTTGTGATGAATAAGAAACCGTTCCTCTTGTTCTCATTGAGAACTTCTCATTAACATAGTCTGTTATAATCAAAGAACCATCTATCTTATCTTCCATCTTCCAATCGGTGAAATCTTCTGGATTTGGATAACATTCTGGTTTTTCTCCATAGTTAAAAAATTTCGGAAAACCGGAAGATAAAACATTACCTTCTTTGTCTGTAATCAAAGAACGATAAAATAAATTATTCTTATTCCATTTTGCATCAATTTTTGGAGTTATTAAATAACAATCTAGACCACAAAACTTATTTGGAACAATATTAAAATATCCTTCTTCTATTGGTAAATATACTTTCACTTATAATTTAGCTTTATGTAAAGCATCATAATACTTTAAGTTTTCATCTTCATGATGTCTAGCTATTACGTTTGCAACTTTTTTGGAGGTAGTGTGTTCTTTTTCAACTTTCTCTCCTTTTTTAATTTGATTTTTTAAAATCTTCTTTGTTTTACTTAACGGAAGATTTAATTCCTTTGAATGTTTTTTTACCAATTTATTTTCTGATTTTGGTTTTTTTAAACCGGTAAGAATTGATTCAATTTTTTCATTATATTTTTTCATATAAATATTTACCGCTATTCACGATACTCCCAAAGTTCATTGATATCTAAAAGTTTAGATACACACCCATTTACTCTTTCAGTCCAGCTTGAATGAAAATGTCCATATAAATGTAGACTTGGACTACATAGTTTAAAGATTTCATCCATGACCGCTCGCTCATCTGTTAAGTCTTCTAGTAAATAAGCATCTTCTCTAGCCCACCCGTAAACCATTTCATTAAATTGTTGAGGAAAACACCATGAAGGTGCAGTATGAGTAATTAGTATATCAACATTTTGACATGCTTCTTTGTTAAAGTTTACACCTTCTTCTTCCCAATAAGAAACTCCTTCTTTTCTTCCAGTTCTGTCAATGGAAACCGCGCCTCCAATAAATTGAACAAGCTTAGATCCGTATTCAAAAACTGAGTAATCTTTTATTAATTCAAAGTTTTCTAAACATATTCTGTCTTTTCCTTTGAAAAAGACGGGATTATCATGATTTCCGCGAATACCAAAAAAATTTATGTTTTTCTCTTTAAACCTGTCACTAAGTTTCTCTGACTGAGAATATTCATGTTCTTTTTTGTATTTGAAGCCAATACCTAAATCGCCTACAGAAATAATATGGCAATCTCTTATGTTCTTCGAATTGATAATATCAAAGAGGATATTCCATGCGCCGTGATTGTCTCCTAGAAATAAAATTGGTTTATCACCATTCAGTTTTTTCGTCGTCATTGATTTGGTAAAATCTATATTGTTTTATCTCTTCTGTCAAGATGTCTTTTAGTTTTATTAGAGCCAACTCATAAGAGTTACATTCTTCTTCAATTGTATCTATAATATATCCATAATGACAAACAATATATTTCGGTGCTAATCCATAGCTCCATTTAGTTTCAATATACCAATGGCAGTCTCGATCTTTATGATGATCTTTACCTATCAAGCGATACCATTCATCTGTCAACTTAGTAATTTGTTCTATAGTACTACTCATTGTTGCCTATCCGTAGGAATAAAAATTTCTTTTGAATTATAAAGCTGATCTTTCCATTTTTTAACGTGGGTATGGATGTCAATACTTAAAATTTCTGATGCAATCTTAAGTATTCTAAGATTTGGCCAGGCTACAGTTCTTGCTATTAATACCTCCGTAAGAGCTTCTTCTGTTGTTCTATTAGCCATGACGAGAGCAATGATTCCAATTGCGGTAGATCTAGAAATGCCGGCAAAACAATTTATTCCAAGATTATGAGGATTATCATCTTCTGCGAACGGTTTTAGAAATGTAATAATATTTTGAATATGTCTCTTTTGTGGGGCTTCTGCTTCTAAATGCACCCATTGAATCCCATCTTCGTCTGACCAATCTGCAAAAAACTGATGAAAGTATTTTACGCCCTTTTCGTCAAAGTTTTTGCGCATTCTGTTTGTCTGTTTTCTATCTTCCTGACCGACGGTCGATACCCATACATTATAATCTTTATTATTTTTATTAAAGCTGTAGCTTTCTGCGTCGGCTAAATTTGTAATTTTAATTTTATTGATCATTAGGTTGATATGGTTCTTCTACAATTACATAGTATGTTCCAGAAACTTCTTCTATTCTAGTTTTGTTTCCTGTAGGCAAAGGTTTCTTTTTAAAAGAAGAATGTACTATACTCCATGCCTTTTCGTAATCTTTATTTTCCATTGCCTTCTTCATGGAATCTTGCTTACCTTGAGGAATTTTGAATTCTTTCTGCGGCTTCCAGTGTCCATGAATAGGGTCGAGAACTTTCGGCGCAGATATTCCTGAAATTTCCAAAGGACCATCACCAGAGACGTCACATATACGCCTCATTCCATCATTTCTTTGATAGTGTAAATATTGCTCTATTGTCTTTTTGATTTCCCAAGCAACCGTTCCATCCTTCATATGGAGGCAACCAACTCCATAATATGAGTTTCGATTGTTTATGATTTCGTCTTCTTTACGAAAGACAAGTGTTCTAACAATACTTTCTATAACTTCACCGTCATTATATGTTAAATCTTTATCCCAAAATGCCGCGTCCATTGCAAATTTAATTTGCCCAGAACGAAGACGACTATAAACCTCTAAAGCAGTTGTAAGAGTTGAAAGGTGTCTCTCATCAAACTCGATTGATACTTTTTCGCAATCTATTTTTTTCTTTTTCATTATAGAAAAAGGACTATAATCCTAGTTTTAGAATTTGTCAATTATTTTGTGACTAATATTTATAAATGGTGGAGATGACGGCATACGATAGCCGTGTCCAATGAACGTTCATTCTGCGATTCTTCACATGTTTGAGTATATTCAACATTTCAGCTACCTTACGGCAACAAAGACAAAAGGCTGTTTGGTTATACTAACCGAGTTTAATGTCCGCCTATATGCGTGAATAAAGACCGCATATTACCTATGACTAAATTTTACCACACTAGTCATCTCATGCCCGAACCTCTGCAATTCAAAACGGAGTTAGAGGATTACCGTTAGGCTTTTAAGCGGCGAGTGCGTAGGACTCTTCTTCGATGCCACCGAGAAACTCGTCAGCATTGTTGAATATGTACTCAGCTTCGGCTAAAAGATCAGACATATCGTCTGCATTTAGTTTTTAATCGATTTTTAAGGAGGCCATCGATTAACCTCCACATGCATCGCGGAATTAGAATCCAGTGTCGAATCCTTTCATCCCCGTAAAATTTTAAAAGATCATTACCGTTGATTTGCATCGCTGGCTCAACGGTTAAGCCTCTGTAGCATTTCTGCCTTTGGCAGAACATAAAATGTAAATGAGACGTTTACCCGCGACGTCTCTGGCTAAACCGCGTCTAAAAAGACTGTCGGCTACTTTACGGTTTCGCCTAGATTAGTAAAAATATTCATTGGCTGCCGGGTTTTTAACCCGTTGGACGAATAATTTTTATTACCCCTGCCTAATCGGGACCAATCTGTATTAAATATATACACTTTTGTTTTTAAAAGTCAAACTCTTTTATTAGAAGTTGAGCTTCCTCTTCTAATTCATTTAGATCTAGCATGAGTTTAGTAGCTAAAAGCTCATTTTCATAAAAATGATCCAGGGTTTTATCCTTCATTGAAGCGATTGAGTCTATAATTTCACTTATTTCGGTTAAGCAGCTGTAGTTATCAATTAATTGACTCATTTCTTTTTACACCAGAAGTCGTAATATCCTTGTCCCCACCAAGTTAGGATTTCTTGATCTTTTTTAATATTTTCATTTGCTATAAAAATCCCTAAATGTAAACCTGGAAAAACAAAAAAGTTTGCGTTTTTTAATTCCGCTAAATCAGACGAGTTATATACCGATCCATTCCCGAGCAAAAGCAATCCTGTCCTTCCGTGTATATTGCAATCTTGACAATTGCAGTTATGCCAATACGCATATTTTTTAATTGAAGCATCATGTATATATTTTTGTTTCCAATTTAAAACAATTGCGTGGCAATATTCAATAATTTCTCCCTCTTCTATTTCTCTACTTGCAAATACTCCTAATCCTTTATATTCCGTTTCTTTGATATAAATATCTGCACTGCTTGTGTAACCAGCCTTTTTAAGCTGAATCCACTGTTCTTCTATCTTTTTTTCATCTATATTATTTGTGTTCGGATTTTTATGCATAAATTGACTTATTTATTAATATAAGAAGAAATAGCGCTTAATGTAAATTTAAATGGATTAGGTTGGATATTTTCTACTAAAAAAAGCATTTGTTCTGCAATTTCTTTAATTTCTTTTTGAGCTTGATCGCTTTTTCTTAATTTTAAAAAATTTGCAAAGGACCTCATATTGAACATTACATCAGATTGAATTTGACTATTGTATGTTTTAAAAAATCTAGCAGATTCTTTAGCTCTTTTTCTTCCAAGTAAGGGTTCTAAATCTTTTATACATGCGTGATAATATACATTACCCAAATCTGTATAAATTTCTAATAATCGTTTCCATGTCATATTTGGATCTCCTCCCCTGAGGGATAAAACTCTAGATCCTTCCCAATCATCGGGGAGATAAAACTTGTCCTCTTTTAGTTCTTTATATCTAGCGGATTCCGCATTGATACTTGCAATTCTATGTTTCAATAGATGAATATGTGAAGCAATATCACAATCAACGATTCATCTGATGCGTCAGATAAATAATTGTTTTTTTTGCTTTTTTGTTGTCTTTCTGCTTTTCTTTGTTTTTTTTGATCTTCTGAAAGAATCCCGAGAATTTCTTCCCTCCAGGTTCTGTTTGCTTCCCTCTTTGGAGGAGTTGCCTCTCCGGGCTTTGATTTCTTTTTAAGTTGCTCTCTCATTTCCTGCATAATGAGGGACTTGTTTGAGTGCCATACGCCTAGGTTCATTTTTTTATTTTTTTCTATTTTAATTGTTAAAGCTATTTCCGTGCAAAAAATATTCTGCAACTTTTTTAAAATTACTGCAATGTATAATCCTGTTTTCTTCCCACAATTTAGTATCTAATTCTAGATAAGGGGGCTCGTTAGAGTCGTCTACTTCGTTTATTAAAAGATCCGCTTCTTTTTTTTCAGAAGCTGGTGAAAAAAGCGCAACTTGTGATCTCAATTGATCAAATGTTATGTTCTTGTAAATAAGTGTTTTTTTATTTTCTTCAAAAAGGTCTGTTAAGTTTTTAACAGGGAATCCAATGCTTATAATTTTTAAATTGTTTTTTGTTAAGCTTTTAATAGAATTGTTTAAAAAGACTCTCGCTTCCTGATTTAGGAAAAGCCCGTTTATTAGAAGATTGGTCTTCTTCTTTAAGAGAGCTAAGCATGTTTTTTCAAATTCTTTTTTAACTTCCTGTTCTGAATTTTTATCTATTGGAGTGTAAGATCCAATTGTTTTTTTTCTTATTTTGTGTAGTTCTATAAGCTTATACTCTGTATTTTCTTTTACAAATTGTTTACAAAACAAATTCTTTTTTACAGAAAGCGGTCCGTAGCAATATACTAATAAGCTCATTACTCTTTAATAGAAATCTTTTTTTTGATTCTTTGAATTAGAGAAAAAATTGTCTTATGTGGAATTTCATTTATAGAGGTCCAGTTTTCTGCCTCCGCAATTCCTTCTTTCACAAGAGTTTCTTTTATTTTATCAAAAGAAATATTCGCTTTAGCCATGGCGTCTTTTAAAACATTTGAGGGATGACTGGCTGATACTTGTGCTTCGACCCCGGACTCCGTATGAACGACGGTTTGATTCTTTGAATCGCCAAGTTCGTCGCTTCCAAGAATATTAATTCGCAAAAAGTTTCTGACAGATCTAACAAAAGCCCTATTTTCCGCGATAGCCATAAGAAAATCTTTTGCAAAGCTTTTTGTATTATCTAAATGCGCATCTGCAAGGGATTCAAATTCTACTTCTTTATTATTGGTTTCGAAGTTTGGGAGCCATGTTATCTTGCAGGAAACTGCAACGTGATTTTGAGTGCAGTTAAATACGTTGTATTGTACCTTAGAATATCCTCTTAAATTTGCTAGATCTTTAATTCCGCCTAATAGGATTAAAAGTTGCGAGTCTTCTAGCTCATCAATATTTAGATTTTTATTTTCTGTTCCAGTTGGAAACTTTGAAAGATTGGGGACTAAATATTTTGAATCAATCATCTTGCGCCAATTTACAAGTCCATCATCTGTAAATTCATAACTTTTATTTAAAAGTAGCCCGCTTTCATCTCTTTTAAATTTAAGCACGGGATTTTCCGAGCTTTGATTTTCGTTTTCTAGCTGAGGGTCTTCGTTTTTTTTATTCTTTGACATAATTTATTTTATAATTAAATAT